CTTGGTCCCGCATGGCGAGTTCCATGACGGACGGGGAGTCGAAAGGGATGCCGCTTATCATTACGGGTCCCGCCAACTGCGAGGACATGGTGGGGTACCGCCGGGCCATCGCCGCTGCGTTGACGGCTACCCGGTCGGAGAGCGCCCGGGAGAGCATTCCCCGTTGCGCCAGGTATTCGGCACGACCTACGGCGTCGGTGTACTCCTGGTACGGGTTTTGCTCAAACTCCTGGTGGTCTGTCATTTTCCATCAACCTGGCGAGGTAGGGGCTCGGGAACTTCTCGTAGAGGACCCGCAGCAACGTGGTGGGGTCCAGCACCGGTGATGCTCCCGGTGCTTGTTGGCCGAGTCCTTGGGTCAATGGGACGTTGGGGCGTTCGGTGGGTCCAAACACCCCGCTGGGGGAGGGCAGTGGGATAGGGGCACCACCCCCGCCCGTAGGGGGTCCAGCTTGAGCGGCCAAGGGAGCCGACCGCTGCTGGGTCTCGGCGGCCTGGCGGTCCCCGTAGTCACCGCCGGACGGCACACGGAGGGGTTGGGTGGACGAGCCCGGCCCTCCATCGGTGCGTCTAGCCAGTTTCCCGGGACCCGACGTGGCAGCCGGATTCTTGGGGGCGCCTCTAGCCATCTACTTTCCTGCCTCTGCCTTCCGTCGTTTCTCTTGGATTTTCGCTCTCACCTCGGCGGCTTTCGCCTGGTCGGCTTTCTGCTGTTCGTGCGCCGACGCCGGTGCCGGAGAGTCCTTGGCCTCGGTTTGGGTCTTGGCCATCAGGCGACACCCATCTTGATCTTCTTCTTGGCGGCCCGGCGAGCGAGGATCGGTTCCATTTCTTCTCTCGTGGCGTTGCGGAGGGTGGGTTGCATCCGAATGACCATCCGGTTGATCCGTGCGTCGAACACTTCGGTGGGCACGAAGAACAGCACCTTGCGGAACGGCACCTGATTTTCCCCCTGCGAAGTAGGGACGACCCGTGGCTCGTCGTAGGGACCGTATTCCTCCCGGGCGGGTCCGTCCGCCGGGGTGACGTAGGCTTCGGCGGTCTTGCCGGTTGCTTTCTGCTCGGCGTCGGCACGGAACGACTCGACGTAAGCCTCTTTGGCCGCTATCGCCGCCTCCTGGGCTTCCGCCCGGGCTAGAGCCTCCGCCTTGATCTCTGCTGTTTCTTCTGGTGTCGCCATGTTCAAGCTCCTATCGCCTGGTGGTCTGGACTGTCTGCACTCCACCGCCGGTCACCCCGGACGCTTCCAGTTCGGTGAGGACCGACTGGATGTTGGGCGGTGGCCCAATCTGCATTTCGGGGTTGGTGCCTCCCGCCATCGCCTGTTCCTCCGGCGACATCTGGGGCTCCTGGGGGGTGAAGAATTTTTTGAGGATGGTCACGGTCTGGTCGGGCTTGTCGAGGATTTCGACGAGAACCATCGCCGCTTGCGGGTCCCCTTGGGCGGCTCGCTGTTCCAGGGCCGCAAACAGGTCGGCTTTCGCCCGGTCCTGGTTGATGCGCTGGTTGATTTTCGCTACATCGTCGAGACCGTCGAGGTTTTCCTGCATGGTGAGGGTGTCGATGATCCCGCCTTGGAGAAGTTGGAGTCCCGCAACGATCTTCGAGTTGTCGTCCCAGGTGGCCATCATCCCGTAGACCCGGCGGGACCGGTAGGAGCCGCCGATGTCGACGGACGGGACATAGGTTTCTTCACCTTGCTTCGACCCGTCGATGTAGAAGACCCGTTTCCGCTTCGAGCCTTCGTGTTTTTCCTCCCATTCGAGGCGTCGGGTGTCTAGCTCCTCCATGGCGTCGCTGATGATCCGCTGGTACTCGCCGATATTGGCTTCGATGGGGTCCCGTAGCTCCTGTTGGCCTCTGCCGGTGATGAACCCACCCCGAGCGGCGAGCGAGTCGGAGCCCTGGTCGTAGGCCGCCCCGATACGAAGTTGGCGTTCCAGGCGGTCGATCTGTTGGAACAGTTGAGTGTTGTTTTCGCCGGTGGGCTTCTCGATCCGGGTGCCGGGCTCGAAGAAGTTTATGGCGAACCGTCCCCGCTCGTAAGTGTTGCCTTCCATGTCGCCGATGATGTTGGTTTCACGGAAAGTGGAGTCTTCCGAGGCGATGAGGGCGAGGACGTTCATTTTGGCCATCATGGCGACGAGCCCGATGGTGTGGTGGTACTGGCTGATCCGCTTGTCGAAACTGAACCGGCTGGCGACCCAGAACATGGGGCCGGTGTCGCAGATGTTGGGGATGTAATCGGCTACCACGTCGAATTCGGGGGCGCAGACGTAGGAGCCGGACTCGTCGAGGTATTCGATTATCTGGACGCCGCCGTTGGCGCCCTCCCATGTCGAGTCGAAACCGGTGACGCTGGCTTCGCCTTTGTTGCGTCGGGCGGCGTAGGCCGCCCAGGGGATTTCAGGGTAGGTGGCTTCCAGGGCGCTGATGGGGACGTTGCGCCGGAACCCGACTTCGTGGGGTTGCTGTTCGGCTCCGAAGAACCCGGGCCAGGTGTCGAAGGGGTCTCGTAGCGCAAGGTGCGGCCAGAGTTGCCGGGTCACCTTGTCTTGGCGGGGTCGGATCACCCATGCGGTGTACGAGTACCCGGGGAGCCACCTGCCGACTTGAGGGAACTGCATTCGCACCCTACTGAGCCGGTCCCACCCTTCGACGATGCGTTCCCGCTTCTCGGCTCGTTTCCTTTCGGCATCGGAGTCACGGACCCCGTAGGGCATTTTCAGGGTGGGGATCACCCCGACTTTCTGAGCAAGACGTTCCACCCCGGAAGCCATCATGTTGGCAGCGGGTAAATCGCTGCCGAGGCTATTGGAATTCATCTTGCCCGAGGAACCCTTCCCTTGGTCCCAAGCCATGATCGCCGCTATACCGGCGGTGCCGCCGTTCATTATCTGCCGGATGCGTTGGCGGTCGCCTTCCGATTCGGTGTTTTGCGCCCGGAGGGCGTCCACCCTGTCGAGAACGTAATCTTTCGTTCTACGCATATTTGGTCACCCTATATCAGTTTTGCCCCGGGTAGGCGACCCTACCCCACGGTGCGTCGTTGAAGGTCGGTGCATCGTAGTCCATGTACGAGCCTCCTCGGCTTTGAGCGACCCGATGTTGGCGTTCCTCTGTCCGCCATTTCTTGATGACGGTGGCGTGAGGGAACCATGAGGCCATGAGAATATCTGACACATGTTTCCGCTTGATGGCTCCAACGGTATCGCCGGTGAAGTTGGATAGCTGGCGCAGATACTGGTCGGTCTTGCGTCTGGCTTCACCCATGCTGTAGGGGAGGACGACTTGGCCTTGGTGGAACAGCGACGCCATCCCGGCTACACCGAAGTCGGGGTCGTGCTTGTTTTTGCCGGTGGTGGTGGGTCTGATGTCTAAACCGAGGTTGAGGGCGAGGGCTTTCGTCCGGGGGTCACGGAAGAAGACGGTCTGGTAGGCGTTGTCTTCCACCACCCAGGTGGACACCCCATACTTTTCGTGCCAGTCGGCCATGACCTTGAGGGCGCCTTCCGGTCCACCGGCCCGTTGGGTTTCGAGGTCCACCATGTGGAAGGTGGCTTGGCGTTGGTTGTGTGAGCCGAGGTCGTGGTCGGTCCCTAACTGGACGGCCCAGAGGAAAGCGGCTTGGACTCCCCTGGACGCCGGGTCGAGTCCGGCGACGAGCCGGAATGTCCCGCCGATACCGGCGGTGCCGAGGTCCCGGGAGTAGTCGAGGCACCGGTCCCGTATCAGGTCGATGTCGAAGATCATGGTGCCTTCCGGGCGGGGCTGGTTGAGGTACATCATCTCGAACAGGGCGTCACCGACGACATCTTGCTGTTCCCGAAGGTAGGCGAGCGGGTTGATTTCGGGGAACAGAACACAGGTGGGGTCTACGGGGTGGTCTTCCCAGAGTCCCCGGCCACAGATGCTCTGGTCGTGGGCCCGGTCCACTTCCACTCTCCACATTTCGGAGTCGACGAACTCGGAGTAGAGGTCTTCGGGGTGGACCCTCGAACTAATCATGGCGAGACCCGTGTGGAACATCTTGCGGGTGATGAGTTTGATCTTGAACCATTTTTCGATCTTGTCCCGTCCGCCGGGGGTTTGGGAGGCGTCAGGGTCGGCGGGGTCGTCGACGATGATGAAGTCGCAGTCGAGGGAGAGGATTTTCCCTCCCACCCCGGTACTCC